ATCTTTTTTCTGTAATCTGTTGAATAGATGGATTTAGATTAGTTACAATTAATCTGGTATCAATTCCCAATCTAAAACCGTATTTTAGAATATCAAGTCCTGCGTCTTTAACACCCATATGAAGATGTAATTTAACATTTATTGGTTTATTCTGACTAAAAATAGTAAAACCTTTCATAGTTAAATCTATTCTTTTACGAGGCTGATTTCTATTGGCATTCAAAAAGACAAAATACTCTCCAGATTCTTCTTTTTGATATACTCTTTTTTTGGTTGCAGATTTTGGTTCTGATAACTTATAGAATAATTTACTATCAATACCATGAGGAACAACAGAAAGATTTAAACCATCTTTAACTTGTAATACTTCATTTCTTCCAAACTCAGTATAAAGAACTAATTTACTAACTATATCATAATCAGCAAACCATTCTAAATCTAAATTCATTGAATCTACTGGAGTATAAATAATAATTGGGGGAACTTTTTTAAAGTGTTTCTTTATTAAAGTTAGATAATCTTTAATTACCCATAAATCATTTAGAATAAAAATACCATCATATTCGTGTGTAGAAAATTCTTTTATTCTATTATATCCCATATAATCTCCACCCAACATGGCTGGATAAATGTTCCAATTATATGGATGCGGATCGCCTCTATAGTTTATTGCTAAATGATCTACTGAATATAGATTCTTTGGTAAATTCTGTATTAAGTTTGTAGCCACGACCGAAAAACCAGTTTTTGCGACACCATCAGCTATTACAAGTATTTTCTTCCTTTTCATTTATTAATCCTTTCGTAAATACTAACCAGGCTCGTGAATATCTCGTTCCATTTCGTTTTGAATAAAACCAGGTAGCGATAGTTTTAGTGCTCTAGCGAGTCTCTTAGTTGGTACTTGTAGAACTGAAGTAAGTTCTAACCAAATCCTATTCAGAGATGCATCTCTAGCTCTCGAAGATTCTAAGTTACTAAATCTAATTTCTGCATCTGCCCAACTAACAAAATCCCAAGCAGAACTCTCAAGACTTCCTTCTAATACTGTAAATGCCGACATAAGAACTATTGCTGATTCATCTGCCTGTTCTATAGTTCCATAAGTAGGTTCATCAAAAACAAAGTGTCCATGAGGGTTTCTATAGATATTATAAGTACCATCAGTGGTAATTAAATATTTATAATTCCACCATCTACCAAGAGTCTTTACTCCTGCCACTAAAGCAGTTCTTAACCATTCATCAGTATATCTATAAGATAAAGGATTGGTGTCTCCAATCTTTAGTCTCAAGTTATCTATTAATGGGTCTAAATTAGTTATTACTGTTATTGGCATTTATTCCTCTTTTTGGGGAATTCCATATTCCTTCTCTTGCATTTTACTGATTACAGTTTCAATATAAGCAACTAATTTTGGGGAGCGTTCTTGTTCTATAGCTAGTTCTTTAATTCTAAATAGAGGAACTACACTGGTGAACTTTTCTAATGAGTGTTGCATTTTAACATGTGGAGAAATAAGAATTTCTGTTAGCTCTTCGTCTGTTCTATCATTAGGAGATTTAGGAGGAAGAACTGTTGAGCGTTTATAAGATAAAAGAACACCACGTTCAAAGTGTCTCTTATTCATTCTCCTAAAGAACATATCTTCCATTTCATTCCAAACATCAATAATGCTTCCATCCTTATTATTACTTTTAGGATCACCCTGTAAAATTCTACCCTCTTGTTCATTCTTAAAAGAATTCCATATCATCACATCCACTTTACCTAAGATGGTTTTGATATAACTTTTATAAGGTGTTCCTACTTGCATTGCAGAAAAAACTGAAAAATCCCTATTCATTAATTATTTCCTTTCTAAATTTGAATTTTAATACATATCAATAATATAAGCAACCGAACCAATAACTGGATGTGTAGTCCAATCGGCTGCCCAGGTTCCAACACCAGATGTAGCGGCAATACTTAATGATGCCTTAACAGAGATACCAGATTGTACCTGTGTGAGAGCCATAACATATGCATCGTCAGCAGGGAAAGCGAATACCCCTGGAAAAGAAGTTTCTAATGCTACAATAACATCATTGGCTGCATTAGTCGCTGTAGACCAGTCAGTTGTAACATTTACTGGAATAATACTTGTGGGCTGAATAGCTTCAGACATTTTTTATATCTCCATAAAAAAAATGGGAAGGAAGGATAATTTTTAGATTTCACTTCCTTCCCATTAAGGGGTTAGTTATAAATTAGGAAAGAGCACCTAAGACATGGATTCCCTGTGCATTATCAATAATCATACCAAACTGTTGCCACATTTCAAAGAATGTATATGGAGGAGTTGGGCGCATATCATCATAACCCTTGGATTTAACATCACCGTAGGTAATAAATTCGCCAACATTTTGTCCAATAACAAGAATCTTATCAGTGGGGAGTAAAGTATTATGATCTTCGGGGTTATCCCAAATCTGTTCGAGGACTACCAGAGGAGCACCATAGTAACGACCAAGCATACCTCTCTGCATAATCTCTTCGATAGCAGGATCAGAAACACCAGTCTTTGTACCAGTAGCATCAGACCAGAAAGCACCAAATTTAGTAATGGGGGTCATAGCTGAACGAACACCGACTACAGCTTTCACACCACCAGCGGTCTGATTGATATTGTCAATAGCATCTTCTAGTGCGGCGGCAGTAACGGCTCCACCAACAGCAGTATAGTTGTTGGGAGTGTTAACCGCTGTCCAAACAGTAGAAAGAGCTGTAAAGACTTTGTTCTGATAGAAATCCTTTAACTTAGCTGCCATCTCACGCTTAATTTCATCAACTGTACCGATTTCGCCGTTTTCCATTTCCCAAAGATTGTACATGACTTTAATATCAGCACCATCGAGAACATAGTTCATGCGTTCAGAAACAGTAATTTCATGAGCGAGATGGATTGAACCAGGCACTAAGGTATGAACCATAAGGCCTTTGCGTAATTTCTTCACCAGAGAATCCCCTGGTTTGAGACTACGAGAATTTAGCAACATACCGACAAAATCTGTAGTAATATGATTCGGTTGAACGAACTCTACAAGCATTTCGGCAAGTGCTTCCCTCTTCGATCTATCTTTCAGCAAAGAGGCAATAGCGGTTTTAACTTCTAATTCAGTAGCCATTATAAGCCTCCTTAGTGTAGAATCTTGAAGGTCAATTTACCAGTAGAATTGTCATAGTGCACAACTTCTGCAACTACACCAACAGTATCAGTAACTTTCAACTTACCAGCTGCGGCAGCACCATCAGATGCAGTATTAGCGGGGGTAAGAGGAGTACCAGGAACTTCTATAGTAGCACTATAGACATATTCTCCTGAACGGACGGTATATTCGCCTTCACCAAACAAAAGACAAGCCGAACCTGACGGAATGGTAAGACCTTCTTGCTGATTGGGATGAGTAATATAAACCATAGAGGGAGCGAATGGGGAGTTAGCTGCCTGATCCCATCCACCCTGTCTCAACGCCCAATCGAAGTGGGGTTGAGGTCGATAAATTGGAAGCGAGCGATTATCCTGAGCAAACATGCACATATAACGAGCAGTTGCCGCATGTAACAGAGTTGCGGGGGTCTTTGCACCAGGGAGATCGGAGTTGCTTCCAAAATCATTATTTACACTTTGTGAGGTTAACTTAACCATGCGGCCTTCGACAATATCACCTACTGCGATGGCTCCTATGATTACGTCACCATAATGATTGATTTCAGCCATTATTTTCTCCTAAATTATTTCCTAGTTCTCAATTCACGCAATGCCTGAGCTAATTTCTTAGGATCACCTAAATCTTTTGCTTCAGTAGCGGGAATATTAGGAATTTCTACGGGTTTCTTCTCAGAAGCGTTAGCGGTTGAAAATGCTACCATCTCCTGAATCATAAAATCTACTGCACTATCTTCTAATGCCAATAAAGTATCTCTCTTTTCTGCATAGAAAGCGTCATCTTTTTCAATTTTAGCTTCAGAGAATTTTCTACGAATTTCAGCTAATTTCTTTTCATCAGCTTCTTTCTTATCAATCTCAGCTTTAAATTCTTGAAGAGTTTGTAACTCACTCTTTGCAGAAGTAAGTTCAGTTTCTTTAGAGGCCAGAAGAGTTTCTAATTCGGTGACTCTAGCTTTTAATTGATCTAGTTCTTCCATTGAAATCTCCTGTAAATTTTCGGTTTTGGACGACATTGCAACAAAACCTGTTCTTCCCGCATATGCGGGGTTAGCGACTACTGCTAAACCATTAAGCATTGTACCATACAAGTCTTCAATACCATTCTCATCAATTTTAGATTCAGTATAACCAATTTCCCAACTGGTTTGAGGAGGCTGACTTTTAAGATACATATCCTTAAGCATAGCAATATCTTCTTCACGTTCTTTCTTCCATAAAGCAACTAAGGCAATTAGTTTATTAGTCTCTTTTCTAATTTGAGAAATAACACCAATTGGTTTTCCTCGTGCCTCATCGTGACCAGTAATTCTACCTATATCCATTTTTATGGGAGAGTTAATACCTGTTCTGATCAGGTTATCGAATTCACTTTCGGGAATTCTCATTTTGTTTAGATTAGGAAGATCATCACAAATTACGATTTTTCCCCATTGGAAGTTGGGGTTTAGACTTACTGAAGAAAATGCCTCATCAGTAGAGTCTATTAGTTCAATTTGGTTTTCAAATTTAACACTTTTGATGTCCATGCAAACCTCACCAACTGAACAAATGTTCAGTTAATTATCTCATTCTTATTATATCATATTTAACAAGAATGAAGTAGTTAATTAACTTTTTAGCAATTTTTATTGCTGTTTATTGTCTGGAGCAGATGGATTCTTATTTGTTTTGGGTTGGACATCTTGCTGATTGTTCTGTGGTTTATTATCTTGAGGATTTCCACCAGGAGTATTGGGTTGTGGGGAGAATGGCTGTGGTGCAAATTCACCAAGTTGTTTCTCTTTCAAAACTTTCTGTTCACTTGCTCTCATTTCAATTTCTTCCGTCCAATTATATCCAAATGCATCTGCAAAAGTTTCCCTTGAAAGATTTCCTGTGTTATAAAGTTGAATCATTCCAGCTACAAATTTATCCCAAGCATGAAGATTAATTTTTTCAAATCTGATTTCTGGAACATCTTTCAATTTATTCTGTTTAGAAATTTCTCTAATTACTCCTTTAAGAATAAAGATAATTTTCCTCTGCATGTTCTCCATAGTTTTTACTGGAGACATTGTAGCAAATTCTGGATCAGAAGTCCCAGTTCTTTGGGATTCACCAGTAGTTAGAATTCTTGGAAATCCTAAACCAAAGAAAATGTCTTCATTAATTTCATTATATTTCTTTTCATTTTGAAGAACTTCCATAGGAGGGTATACCCAAGTAATTGTAAGAGTATGGTTAGCAAACAATTGGAAGATTCTTTCCAAATCTACATTACCAGTATTTCTCCAAGTCATTTGATCTCTAATGGCTGCAAATGCGTCTTGGTCATCTTCAGTTACAGGATATGTATCATTACCTAATTGAATTAGTTGAATAGCACTAATAGCACGAGAAGCAATAGAATAGTCCATTCTTCTAAGATTTCTTTTATGCTTCATAGCCTCAAGAGATGGATATAGATATGGGAGGGGATACGGAGAATCTGACAATACTTTTCTTCTTACAATTAGTTTATTCTCAAGTAAAATTTCTTTATTTCCAGCTAATACTTGAGCAACAAAGTCTGGGTAATAAGTTTGTAGTTTATTAAATAAATCCAAGTCTTTAGTTCCATCTGGATATGTTCCTCTACTAGTAATAAAAGATACTAACTCTTCTGGTAGAATTACATAGAAGGACGGTTCATTCATTACCATTGAAGTATTTATCTTTATAGTAGATGGATCACGTAACCACATTGAAACTGGAAGAGTAAGAGTAGTGTATTTCTTAATTCCTAAATCAAACAAGTCTTCTTTAGTTACATTTCCATATTTAATTTCTGGAACTATTAATCCAGAAGTTAGAAACTCAAGAGCACAGTTTTCTGCGTATTCCTGTAACTTATCTTCTAAAGAAGTAAAGATTCTAAATTCATTCTCTGATAAAGAACCTTTATCAAAAACTAAATCAGTGACTCCTAACTCAACCATTTTGTTAAGAACCGAGGACGCAATCGGGTCTTTTCTATAGAAAAATCTACACTGTTTAACAATCTTTTTATACTCTTTAATATCAAGAGTTTCCATCTTGTCTACTAAATCAGTAGTCCAAGAGTTCATATCAAAGTGGTCTGTAAATACATTAAATGTAGCTTTTGCTAATTTAGAAGAATCGGCTTTTTTAATGGGGGTATCTTCTATTTTTGTAACATTTTCTTCAAATTCATCCATTTTTTTTTTATCCTGCCAAATTCCATCTTGGCGAAAATAGTTTCTTCTGTTGTCCTCTAAGATTTAGAGTTTCCAGAGTTAAATAATACGCTAAAGTTCCACAGAGAAGGGCAGCGGTAAAGTGGTCTTCTCCTTTCTTTCCCCCTCTTTCAGTAAGAGTTCTATATACAATTTCTCCAGTAGGAGTCTTAGTATAAGTCATTCTTTCTAATTCAGTTATCATTTCTAAATCAGTATTTGAATAAACAATCTTATGATTATTTGAATAGTCTTGGAGAATAGAAACCGAGAGGGGTTTGGTTTTACTTTTAATTTCTTCTCCATCAGAAGTTACACCCATAATAGTATTTGATGAAAAGTTTATTGGTACAATTCTTTTTGCAAAGTTCTTATGGAGATAATCTTCATGTTCTTGAAGTCTAGGAATTACTGCTTTACCAGCAGAACCTTCATCAATTCCTATAATGATTGGTTTGAAT